CGGTGGCCAGGAACTGTACAACAAAATGGTCGCCTGGGCAGAGAATAACCTATCCGAAAGTGAAGTTGCCGTCTACAATGAGGCGTTCATCTCTGGTGACATGGGCAGGATGAAGGATGCCATCGACCTGTTGAAGCTCAAGTACGGTCGGCACAACACCATCCCACCCAAGAACAAGGTAAAACCTTCCGGCACCGGTAATACCACCGTCCAGGGTTACAGCAGCAAGGCTGAAATGAAGGCCGACATGCAAGACCCTCGGTATCAGCGAGATCCGAAGTTCCGTAAAACTGTGGAACAGAAGATCGCCAAGACCACTTGGTTCTAAAGAAAACAAAACAGGCGGTCAAGCACAGACGTCTATCCTACCCCCTCAGGTTATCTAACGCCTGAGCGCCCATTGTCGTGGGCATGAAACTGGAAGGAGGTTGCCGTGGCTCAAGTATTCCGATGCTTGCCCTCGCTCAAGTTTCTTCCAGTTTCATGCCCATGACAGTGGCGCTTTCTCCCCTCCTCCCCAAGGGAAGGGATCGGTACACGACTATGAAAGGTCGCCATCGGTCCCTTCCTCCCTCCTTCACTTCCCACCCCAATGGGGGCGCAAAGCCCTATGCGGAGCTGCTGAGGTAGCAAAGCTTAGGACACCTTTGAATGCCAAGATTGGTGCGTGGTGAGGTCGTTGGATGGCCTTCGTGAGAGGGGTCAACAACCAACCCATCAACCACTAAATCATTCTTTAATTCAAAGGAGATACATAAAATGTCCGCTGCCAATGTTACTTTTTCCGGCGCTAAGAATAGCGCTGATACCACTCTCGACGAGCAACGAGCATTGATGCTCAAGGTGTTTGCCGGTGAGGTCATCACTCAGTTTGAGGAGTCGAGCCTCGTCCTGGACAAGCACACTGTACGCACCATTTCCAATGGCAAGTCCGCTTCCTTCCCGGTCATCGGGAACATGCCGGATGCCGAATACCACACTCCTGGTGAGGAGATCCTGGGCCAGGAAGTGCCGAAGTCCGAGCGCATCATCCCTATTGACCGACTGCTCATCAGTCATGTCTTCATCGATGACCTGGATGATGCCATGCTGCACTACGACATTCGATCCAAGTACAGCCGTATGATGGGTCAGAAGCTGTCCATGACCTTCGACCGTAACGTCATGCGAAACATCATCCTGGCCGCCCGTGAGTCGGCTGCCATCGTGACTGGCGGGGCCAAAGGTGAGCGCATCAAAAACGCTAATCTCGCTTCTGGCACTGAGGCTGACTTCATGGCCGCCTGGGTGGATTCCATCTACACTGCCGCTCAGAAGCTGGACGAGAAGTATGTTACCGGCCCCCGCTACTGTCTGTTGAAACCTGCTGACTACTATAACCTCATCAAGGCTGTCTCCAGCAATGGATTCAGCGTCATTCACCGTGACTATGGCGGCGAGGGTTCCTTTGCCGATGGCAAGGTGCTGAAGATCGCCGGTATCGACATGATTCCGGCCCCCACTCTGCCTGTTGATAACAGCTCCACTGACACCTTCCACGGTGTCGATGCTCGGACCACCAAGGCTATCGTGTTCACTCCCGATGCTGTTGGTACTGTCAAGCTGTTGGACCTGTCCCTCCAGACTCAGTGGGACATTCGTCGCCAGGGTACGCTCATGGTCGCACGGTAAACATACATGCCGAACTCTCTCTAAATAACGGGAAGGCTAACGCTGACCCGATTGAAGGCGTTTAGAATAGCGAGTGCTGTTCCTCTACGGAGGACAGCAAATGAAAGAAAGTTTTGTCAAATACCTTGCCGGTCTGATTGATGCAGACGGCTGCCTATCATTTCAATTCAAACATTCTTCTTCAGGATATCATTTCCTTCATCTTAGGTTATCAATAACAGCATCCTCTGCTGTTGACCGAAACTTCAAGATGCTCAATACAGTTCAGAAAGAAACAGGTTTAGGTAGGATATTTACGTCTACTCGTTCTACTGGTGTTGATGAACATACAGTGAATAGTTGGGAAGTAGGTAGACGGTCTGAACTGGAAATGATATTGCCTCGCCTTATCAAGCACATGGTAATCAAAGCCAGGCATTTTCAAAGGCTTCTCGATAAATACCGTGAGTTGAAAGGTGTCCGTTTATCTGATGAAGATGTTGAGGAATTGGAAGCATTTTCTACTGAATCCAGAAAAAATACAGGACCAATCAAACCTAAGAAACATCCAACGTGGGCGTGGGTTGCTGGATATATAGATGGTGATGGATGTTTCATCAACAGGTATTATCCAAGCAAGAACTACCACAAGCTGGATATGAATGTCGTTGCACATAAAGATGATTCTTGTGGTCTTGAATTGCTTCACAAAGCATTCAAAGGGAACATCTACGTTAAGCAAGGGCATCTCAGGGTATGGGTCCGAAATCTTGGATTCTCAGAATACTCTTTTGTAAAAAGGTTTCTTCCTAAACTCATCCGCTATTCGCTAATCAAACGATATCAAATGGAACAGATACTTGCTGTTCACAATAAACGCCGCAAGCAGAGACTTATTGAGAGAGGCTCTACGGAGCAAGAGAAAGTCCAGTAAGAATATATCTTATCTGATGCGATGGGCCATGGGATGCTCCAGAGCGAGTGCGCTGTTGAGCTGGCCACTGCAGACGTGGCCCTATAGTCACAACCAGTAATTCGTAGAACCCTAAGGGGAGAGCTGACCTTGAAGTACACAAAGGTTGGCTCTCCCCTTTTTTTCTTTAAGATTACTTAAACCAAACGAAAAGGAGACATAGTGTCAACATGGGAAACTTTTTCATAACCAAACTCATTCGCTTCGTCGGTATGAAGCTGGATGGATACAAAACCACCGTGGGCGGAATCGGAATGATTCTCACAGGTCTCATGGGTATCATTGGCATCATGTTCCCTGACGTAGAGGTGCTACCGAAAAATATGAGCCTGGATGAATCCCTGGTCCTCATCTCCGGTGGATTTGGTGTCATCGGCATCGGTGGCAAGATGGAGAAAACCAAACGTGCTTTGGGAACTGAGAACAAAGCGTAAGGATATCCGAGAAGAGAAACCTAAGTTTGCATTAAGCAAAACCTGGAAAGTCGATTGGGATCGATGGCTTTTCAATAAACTCAAAGGACTGAAAGAAAGGATAACAAGACGATGAATTTTTGGGAAAAGACAAAGCTGATTTTCAGCGAAGCATTCAATCAAGTGTTTGACTATCTGCTTCCTATCATCAAGCTACTGCTCACCGAAGCTGGCCGCTTTGTAATGCAGGTGGCCATGGATGCTGTCCTGGAAGCTGAGAAAGCACTCACTGAGCCTGGGTCCGGTCCGGAAAAGTTTAAACGTGCTGAAGGTGCTGTCAAGGCCGCTTTAGATAACGCCAGTATGAACTTGGCTTTGCATTTGATCCACACCGCCATTCAGATCGCAGTTACCCGAATGAAAGCTTCTCAGTAAAATAGAGAGAAAGGAGAACATGAGATATGGAAAATCTACCTAACATCTCTCATGGTAGGGTTATCTCAACTTCGGAACTTTATGATAACAATCCAGAGACTGCTGGACGTTATTCAGGGTTGGTATCCAAAGAGAAGATCGGTGAAGAGGTAAACGAATACGATCTGCTTTACTTGGACGTCACTTCAGAGAGTATGCGTAAAGCGTCCTCTGGTGAAGATGGTAAGAATCAAGCCTGTTGTATTGCTCTCAGAAACGGTGACTCTGGTGATGTCATTCCTGTCCTTTGGTTGGGACAGGTTACGAACAAGGCATGGTCCTGGAGTAAGAAAGGTGTTGCCCTGTACCTGGGTATCGAAGCTGGTGGTCTGACTGAGAACCAGATAGGTCAATACATCGGGTTCGCTGTTTCTTCAACAAAGATTCACTTTATGCCTCAAGGCATGTTGAGTACTGGTGGGCCTGTCAGTGCAGGGCTTAAAGTTGTCACCAAGGCGGCCACCGGTATCCTCGCCGCCGCCGAGTGCCGGGGATGTGTTATCAGC